ATAGATTCTAATACTTTTTATATAGACGATAATTCGTCAGGTCTTTCAACAGGCTGGTATTGGAGTCAACCTAAATATGAATATCCTTATGAAGACCCTTATAAAGATATCGGTCTCGGTAGTAAAGCTGACCAGATATTAGCTGAGCTAGCAAAACAAAGTGGTATAAGAAAACTCGAAAAGGAGGAAAATTTAATGAAAGTATTCGAAATTACTGTAGTAGACAAAAAAGAGTGTGAAATCTTAAGTCAGCATAAAGTAATTGCAAAAGACAGTGAAACTGCAATGCTAGACTTAGACCTCACACCCGAAGTCAAGAAAAAAGTAAAAAAAGGTCAAGTTGAATTTATCTTTAATGAACTTGGTTCTTTCGAAAGAATAAAAGATAAGAAAACTTACGAAGACGAAGATTAAACGCATATTTAGCGTAGATAAGAACTTTTAAGCCCTTCATTGAAGGGCTTTTTTAACGGGAGGAAACTATATGGCTGAAGTTAAAAAAAGCAAAAATGCTAGAACTGGTACTTCTGCTCAAACATTCACTTGCCATTGTGGTGGCCAAATAAAAATGGTTACTGTAATGCGTAAAAGTAAATTAAAAAATGTAGCAAGATGTATGTCTTGTAAAAAAGAAGCTAGAAAGCCTCGAGAACTCCAATCCCTATAAGAGCAGCTTTCAAATAATCACGACGTTTAGTGGTTAATTCAAAATAACTTAAATCTACAATTTGCGGCAATTTTTCTGTCCGAATGTTGAACGTAAAAATATTGTTGGTGTGTGTAGAATGAGCTTGTATGACATATTCACTCATAGAGTTAGTTTCACTTATATGCAAATAATCTACGTATATTAAACCTTCTTTACAATATAAATTGGGGGCTTCTTTCTCGACTGAAGGTTTGTATAAGCCACAAATAACGTTTTGCATATTAAAGTTCAATCTCTTCAATGGTATTGTTAACTATTTCCTCTACTTCTTCTCTTTTTAGGCGGACTTTCTTTCCAGGATTTCCTTGTTGTTTCAGTTTCTCTTTAAGCTGATATCTCATAAATACCTTAACGGTCAATTCTCGCTTTCTCTCTTTTGTCATTTCTTTGTAATCTTCATCAAGTACTTTTTTCATATACCGTCTCATTTTTCGGACGTCTCTTTTAATTCTCTTCTTTAAACCTTCAGCGACGTCAATATCACATTCACCTTTAAAATGATTTACGCACTCACTGCCGACTTTTATTTGCTCTTGGGTATTAGTGTTTAGAATTGTAAATGAATAAAGACATGGTTCGTGACCACAAAGTTCACATTTAAAAGTAGCAGGAATATAAGACATACCTACAATTTTAAATTTGTCTTGAGTACTAGAACTAATATTTGCTAGACTGATTTGTATTTTATCCTCGTAAGCTTTAGAAATATAATTTTTCATATTTCCCCCTTGCTTACGATTATAGAGCATTATCGATAATTTTCGTCATATATATGTTCTCGGAATGCAGGAGGGATTATTTCATCTGGAAAATCAATCTTATACTCTTTTTCTAGTCTTTCTTTTATTGTATCCCAAAATTCTCGCTCTGTCTTGTAATTTGGGAAAATCATAATTCCAGATAAGACTTGCAAGACCATAGTTGCCAGTCCCTCTTCTTCATGACTGTTTACAGCTAGTTTTACATTATCTAAGTTGTCTATAGAATAACTAAACATGCCTGCATTTACACAACTACCCGCATTTGTAAAATACACTCCATGTTTGCCAAGCCAGCTATACATCTCATTTTCACTAGCCCAACCATTTTTAATACAAACTTTGTTCCACTTTTCAAGCTTTTCTTTATCAGTCATAATTTTATTATACAGTTTTTACGAAACTACGCTTTCTCTGTTTAATAAGTAACCTTTTAATTTAGCTTTTAGTTTAGAGCGCGCTAACACTTTATTCATTTCTCGTTTTTCAAAATGTTCACATAATAAACATACCATGTTAAAAGTACATTCAAAACCTAAATCATCCATTGTAATAGTAACGTTTGTTTGTGTTAATGCTTCATTTTTTAATGGGCAATCTTTTATTTTGCAGTTCACTTTTTCTTCCAATAAGGCTTATGATTTGTGTATTTTATTAGTGATATTAAATCATCAAAATATTGTTTTGATGTCCTCTTGGCGTATAATGAACACGTGTCATATTTTGGCTCAGATATGTTATAACAGCACCATTCCTCTCTTTTATCAGAATATTTGTATTTACAGTTATCACATCTTTCTTCTTTTAGCAAGTTTTTATTAACGTGTCGTTTTAATTTATTAAGTTCGTTCTTCATTTTTAATAAAAGTACCAATATCAGCTGGTAAGAATTCGCCACAAGTGTTTTCTTTAGGTTTATAATCCGTTTTTGTGCACCATTTTCTGTTATTCACTTTATAGATGCAGTTTTCACATGTATACCCTCTTAATACTCTTTTTAAATTGCTACGAATTATCATCATCTATAGGCTTTTTAGTGAATGTAGGTTTTATGTAATAAATACCATCTGTTGATTTCTGCATAGGATATTCTTTGACTAACATAGATTTAGTTTCGAAATCTTTACAAATTTTAACTTTAACTTTCTTCTCACATTTTGCTTCATGCTCGCACTTTCCGCAATTCAGTCCAGACAGTAATAATTTAGTTAGATAATGATCGCCATCTCGATCATACTTTTCTTCTTTAGCTTCTGTTGGAGTGTTATTAATAGTATCTGGATATGTTCGTCGCATTAGGGGAAAAAGAACATCAGCTGCGTCTTTCTTATTCATAACTGTCTTACAAACCACCTTCCTAATCTAGTTAATTTTGCTTCTGCTCGGTTAGTGTCATGATTAAAACCAAAAGTCACCATACCGGTAGAAGCATGTCGTTGTAAAATTTCCATTTCTTCTTCAGAAGTGATAAAAGCGCCACGTTTAAATTTACTTAATACTCTTTTATGTTGTAGCTCTTTAGTCTCGCCACGTAATGCTATCTTTATTTTCTTGCGTTTTATATTTCTCATTTTATTTAATTATGCACAAAAAAGGGCTTACAAAGTAAGCCCTCTATATCTTAGAAAGAATTAATCAGTCACCTCCTGTTGCGATAGCATTGCTTTCAGTCCAACGGACAGTGGCTTTGTCAAATTAAATCAATTTTGATAGGCCTCCCTTAAAAATTAGAAGATTAAGTAATGAACTTTATGGATAATAATCTTCTAGGGACAGGAAATGATCCTATCTTCAAAAGCTCTGTCTATCACTAACGAGGGCGCCCTAAGTAAAGTTAGCAATAAACTTCATTGCTTTTGCTTTACCTATAAGCTACCTCGAAGTTATTTTTCCTGTTCATTAATATTATCTTTTGCTATCTATAAGATTAATCACTAAAAGATAATGCTTTATCATTTATGGTCCTTCATACTTTATTTCATTCCAACTTCTTTCGAATATACGGTATATAATTAATTCTAAATAACTTTCATTATCTGGTATATATTTATAATTATTACGTAACTCTGCTTTCATACTACTCCATTTATTGTAGTTAACAACTTTGATTTCAAATTTCTTTGTAGTGATGTTTTCTGCTGCAAATATAAACATTATTGTTTCCAGACCTTCTCTTCTGGAATGATCATACCATTAGAGAATACGAAATACCAATCATTATAAGCTACTTTAGCAACCACAACATCATCAGTCCCAGCCCCTAAATACTTTTGATATTTAGACTTTATTTGATTCTTTCTTTCTAACATAATATCAATAAAATTATATCCTTTACTTAAAAAGTCTCCGTCTTCATTAAATAGAGCGATATTTCTGCTACTTTTAATATCAAAATTGGGATATTGATATACTTTTATGATATCATCGGTTTCATGCTGAAAATATAGTGTCCCTCCTTCAAATAAGCCTACTATTTCTTTCGTTTTTTTATTTATCAACAATGTAAGACCCTTGTTACTACTTTTAAAAACTAAAGCTACTAATTTTTTATCCATATTAGCTGGTAGATTTCCTATTGTGCTTTCAGGAGAATCAAATATAGAACTATATAAATCGCGTAATAATTCTTCAGTCATTTGTGACTAACCTCGTATTCATAGTCAGCATATTGTTCTCTATGATTCATTCTCTTTTATCCACTACTATATAATCTTCAAAGTCATAAGAAAACAATTCTTTTATTATTTTCTTTAGAAAATCAATACCATCCAATGTCGGGTAACTCATCTGCGCTCCCGCAGATAACTTCTTATACTGCTCTTCATTTATCAACCTCAGCTTAAAATAAGAGTAACTACCAGATTTAGAAACTTCTACACTTATATGTGTCATAATAGATCTTTAATTAATTCTTCATCAGTAAGCAACACAGTTGTTGGCAAAGCATTACCCCAAACTATACCTACAACACTTTTGTCTTTTACCCAAAACGTCCTAACCTCACTTGGATTGACATTGTAATAATTTTCTTCATCATGTTCTAAATTCTTCTTAGTCAAATTAGGTGCTTCTAGTATACCCATCAATTCATCATCAAATCCATAGAACGGTATATAGTATTTCATAATTTTTCATCCATCTTCTCAATTATTTTCTTGGCAAATTTATAAATGTTACTAAAATTCGTAGTATAAGCAAAATCTCGATTGTAATCACCAAACACTTTTTCTTTATCATACCGATTATCAAGATCAGCTCTTATATAAAAACCATCTCGTCTCTGTAATATATCTAACGTCAAATCTCGTGGCGCTTTGTAAACATAAATCCGCCAATTATATTGAAGGACTGCACTAGTAGCATTCTTATTTATTTCAACATTTGTTTCAAATACTTCTGGCAATTCTTCTAACGAGTCTGCTAAGGATTCTACTCTCGTGACGAACTTTGTGTAATCGAAAATACTTATAATTACTAACTGGTAGTCTGTGCGTTCGTCATGTTCAACCCATTCACTCATATGTCATCTCTCACTACTATTTTAGTATCACTAAAAACTTTCGACACATCAATATCTTCAAAGATTGTCCTAACTATCTCTTTGTCTACTGTCTGTAAATACTTATAATGGTTTATGTCTTTTATACTTGTGATTTCGTTCAGCTTCTCATCAGTCTCTTCGTCGACTTCTTCTGGCATATCGTAACTACCAGACCACATGACGTCAAACACAAACTTTTCATCTTTATAAAAATCTATATCACCCCTATATCTATATCCGACAAACACATCACCAAAACCTTTATACTTAGGTCTATATATTAAAATATAATATGAGTAAAATCCATATCTAGTCTTATACCATTTATTTGTTTCTACTTTTGCCATGTATTTATCTTTAGTTTAACTCTATATAATAGAAAGTAAGATTCACTTCAAAAACAATATATACTCTTCATTTTTATAATTTTTGAAGTGACTCTTCTTATTCTTAAGAACTATTGACGTATTCGGATACTCACTATCAATTATTTCTTTTAACTCTCTGTTTACAACTAATACAACCTTTTTAGCTACATCTAACATATTTTCAATAGTCGGATATAAGAATTCACTACTCACATCTTTATATGGGATCATGTCTTTAGAATATTTTTCGCTATTGAAATATGGAGGACATGTAAAAGCTAAGTCAAATCTCATATTAGGTTTATGATCTTCTGCTTTATCACAAAGTATTTCTCCTTCTAGCTTTATTTCTTCTAAAAGCTTCTTATTCTCTTTTACTGTCTCTTCATTATAATCAATTCCGTAGTAATATTTACCACCGCAAGCTTTTAGGCCTAAAGCTCGAGCACCAAAGCCGCAGCATGGATCATAAACTGATTCGATATCACCTATTCTTTTATATATTTCACATGCTAAACTTGGAGAAAACCAACTTATAGCATAATTGCCCGAAATAAAACCTCTTAATATATTCTTTGCAGATATATCAAAAGTTTCGCGTTTTGCATTTAGTCCGACTCTGTATCTAATAATTTTTTCTAAAATAGCTTCATTTCCCCATGCGTCATATATGGATTCTTTTGATCCTTTTTTACCCTTCCAATAAGAAATAAATCTATTTTTTAAGAAATTATTACCACCAATAAGTGAAGTGTGTGGGTGCTCCCAGAATGTATCCCTATTTCTAGATTGGTCACCTCGTACCGATGACAACTCTTGCTCTAAATTACTTTCTTTATATTTTACAGTAAATTTGGGAAAATATGCTCGTGTCCAGCGGACTAATAGGGGTACTATTTTCTCTAACTTCTTTTTATCTAACGATAATAGCCATTCTTTTCTTATAAAAATCTCATCCCACTCGAAGTTACGATTAGATATTTTATATTCGAAATCACCATTAATTATTTTACTCTCCCATATTCTATATAATTGATAACCCGCCCGAGTACACTTAATTTCTTTTTCTTTGTCAACAACTACTTTTTTTATTTGTTTTATTCTAGTTATTTCTACGCCATCGTTTTTATGCCAATAATCACCATCTACTTCTATAAGAGAATCGTCACTTAATTTAAAATCAAATGACTTATTAAACAAACTATAATGCTGCTCATACGAGATATTTTTAGAGTCTAAATAATTAGCAAATAACATTTCTGGTTTGCTGGGGTACTGAACAGATGCGGGCCCTAATTTACCATATTTCCCTTGCTTTGATCCAATTTTAGAAAATGCTTTTACCCTACAATCTTCTGAACAATATTTTTGCTTTTTTTGACATCTAGCAACTCTTACACTGAATTTATTTTTACATTCAGGGCACTCTCTATCTTCCCATTTGTCAATATAGACACCTCGCTCTCTAACAGATCGCTTCATTTTTTCTATTGAAGACTCGGAGTGTTTAAACCCACTATGAGATATAGACATTCTACAACTAGGACAAATATGATTAGTGTACTTTTTGTCTATAAAATGTCCGACTCTAATTGTGTATTCTGTATTGCACCTTTCACACTTAAACATTATTTTTTCGTTCCTGGGTATCTTACGCTTCTTTATATATAGCTTATTGTCTTTAATGCTATAATCATTACTAGATAAATCATATATTGTCTTCTTATATAGTGGTAAACTAGCAACATATTCTTTTATTTCTTCATCATTCATTTTAAATTTATAGCATTCATTTTTTTCGTATTTATCTAGTATGTTCATTACACTAGTTTTAGAAAGACCCACTAATTCCCCTATCTTAGAAAGTGATAAAGACTCTTTCTTCGCTAGAATAACTCTATCTACTTCTTGCGGCTCTCGTATATTCCAGCAAAATTTACATATAGGTTGAAAATACTTTTCTCTTATCGAAGGGTAATTATAAATACTTTTTTTATTACAACGTTTACAAATAAAAGTGACTTTATCTCTTTTAACTAACCTCTTAAACTCGACTACTCCAAATATCTCTTGTCTTTCATTTTTATAGACTTCTATATCTTCTAATTTTACTAACAACTATAAACTCCGTTAATATTAACTTACCGATATTCTATTGATTGTCTTAATAATATATGCTTGAAAACACACAAAAAAGAGGAGCTCGTAAAAGCTCCTCTTGTTAATTGCTTATGTTATAAAAACTTAAGCACCTGGAAGTTCATCTATGCTTACCATGCCGTAGAGTAGGTCTCCAAGTGGTACTTGGACGAGTCCGTATCTTGCGAGGAAACCCTTTCTTGGTGTAAAGTCGTTGGGACCATACAACGTGGGGGTTACTTGCGTTACGTAAGGCGCATATACTACTCCAGCTCCGAAAGGAGATGCAGGAGATTTATGTCCCATTAGTATTTTGTTTGCAGGGAATAGAGGATCTTTATATACAGAATAATTACCTCTAAAATCACCAGCTTTAACAATACCAAGTCCACCCTGAGTAGCTGCCGGAGCTGCTACAAAGCCTTCTAAGGTTTCAAGGTAAGAACTTACCTTTGGTGAAGTTATAATCCAGTTTCCCGGACCAATCTTTGATTTTCTATAAATTTCATTACTGAGTTCAGCTAAGACTTGAACGAGATGTCTGTGTCTATCTAAATAGTTACCAGATGTGTTGTTGTTAGTGTCATCGCTCCAGTCAAAATATCTGAAAGATGAAATAGGTACAACGTCCATACAAGTTCGGACGATTTCCCTGTCAATTTCAGCAATCATTTCATTTGAAACAAGAGCTGTTAGCTCAGCATCAGCGTTTAAGCCGTGGTAAGCCTTCAAGTCTTGTTCAGCTTCGTTCGTCCAGGTAGCTTTAAGCTTTCTGGATTTAACAGTAATTGGATACTGTGAAATACTAATTGACATATCAGGGATATTTTCTGTACCTTCTTGTTTGTAGGTATAGAATGCTTCATCTCCGGTTACAGTACCAGAAATTGTTGATACAGTAGTTCCGAAAGGTCTTACTGTAATTTCATCAGAAGTATCGGTATAAGAAACTGTCATCTTTGGAAGAGTACCATCACTTAGATAATCAGTTCCAGCTGTTACGCCGAAAGCAGCTGCTAAAGTAACTCCATCTCCACTTCTATCAGTTTCTTTAAATTGCCAAGCAGTTTTACCTTCTCGGCCATCATATCGAATAATGTAAGTAGAAGTATTTCCACCACCATCATCGACAGTAAATCTTAGTCTAACTCTTTTGAGAAGACTGTTAGTTGAATCTGTCCAGTCAGAGCCCTTAAGGCCATCGTCCCAGTCAGTATCGGTTCCGAATACAAAGTTAGATTCACTAGTACCAGCACCATCATTAACAGTGATAGTAGTTTCTCTTACTTCATCACTAGAATAATAAGGATTATATCCTTGATTAACTAACGGATCGTTTGGATCTTCAGAATACATGCTGTATTCACTGCCAGCTGCAGTCTCAGATTTGCTTGAAGCAAATTGATATTTTAGATAAAATATAACTCCAGTCGGACCAGCAAGTGGTTGTACTGAAACTATATTATTTGCTACTAGGTTAGGGAATACCCTTCTAACTATCGGTAGAAGAATCTTTTGGATACCAACTACATCTTGTGCTTGAGTAGAAGGATCTTCTAATAGATATTGAGCTTCATTTTCAAGTAACATGGCTGTACTTTCTTTCAAGTAATCATCGCCAATTCCTTTAAGGAAGGGTTTCCATTTACCTAATATTTTACCTTTTTGTTCTTTCTTTAATCGATTATAATCGAAAAGCATGTGCTTTCCCTCCTATTTTGCCTTAATCCTTTGGAATGCCAGCTAAGTCTAACATTTCATTAAGTTGATTGACATATTCGTCGTTCTTTTTTTCATTCCTATCGAAATGAACTTTAGGTTGAATCTCAAGATCTTCGTCAACTTCATCTTCTTCGTCTTCTTCATCGTCATCCTTAGATCTCTTCTTCTTTAAAGTCTTTTTCTTTTCTTTATATGATTTGCCACCGTACTTAGCATAATCGGCAGCATCACCATCACCTTCTTCATTTACACTTTCTTCCATATCTTCGTCGTCTTCATCTTCATCGGGTTCTTCACCCTCTTCTTCCTCTTCCTCGTCGTAATCGTCTTCTTCGTCTTCATCATCGTCTTTGGCTTTTTTCTTACCTTCAGAAACTAAGTTCTTCAACTTAGCATATTTTTCAACGACTTCTTCTTCAGAATTTGCTTCGCCAATGAAAGTTTCTACGGCTTCTGCAACTTGTGGAGAAAGTGTGGATACTATTTCTTTTAATTTCAATTTAGCTCTTAATTTATCGTTTTCATCATCTTTAGATTCTACCATTTTAAGAGCGTTAGCTAATTCGTCTACATAACCTTTAGTTACTGTTTCGTCCATAAGTGGATAAACAACGTTTTTAACTTCTTCTAATGCTAAAATTCTTGGGTCATTTAATACATCTTTTCTGGCTTCTACTTTTAATTGGTCATACGTTTCTTTCATTGCATTAGTAAATCTTTTTACTAATACTTTTTGCATCTTATCTTTTATCTGTTCTACAAGATTTCCTTGTTCTTCTTTAAATTTCTCTTTTTCTTCTTTAATTTCTCGTAATTTGACGTCGTATTCAGTCTTGATCTCAGATCTCACTTCTTCTTCAATCTTTTTACGAGTTTTCTCTTTCCAGACATCTAGCTCTTCGTTAAAAGCTTTAATCTGCTTTTCACTAAGCTCTATATCAGCTAATATATTAGGCATTTGTAATCCTCCTACTTAGTCTTCCAAATTTTCATTCAATGCTTCAGCAAGGTTGTGTTTTTCTTCTCTATCTTGATACCATCCATCAGCTTCTTGTTCTTCATAAACAGCTTCTGGATAAGCATTAGGTGTTGAAGGATCAGCGACTATATCAAACGTTATCAATTTGAAGTCATCTTGTACTTCGTTTACACCATTATATTTTTTAACTGAGCCAAATCCTCTTGAGGATATCCCCAGTTTAACTCCTCTTCTAACCAATGAACCTAGAATTCTACCTTGTGGAGTCCCACCTTCTTCATCGGGTCCATCAAAAACTTCTACTATACCGTTTACTTTTCCCGACTCATCTATATCAATTTCAGTAATACAATGAGACACTTTATCTAGATGAATCTTACCTTCAGGCGGATGATCTAATTCACCCAACATTTGACGATTACTTACTTTTTCTTTATTCTTATTGATTTCTCTCTCTAATATTGGCTTAGGGTACATCCTACCATTTCCATTTTGAACTCCTGCTTGTTGCAAAAGTCCTTTTAACATCGTTTTCTTTTTACCATCTTCAGATCCTTCAGATAGCATTTTGTAAGAGAAATCTTGATATTCGAGTAATAAACTCATTTTAACTTACCCTCTCCACATAAGACATAATCTTATTTAATAAGTTACTTATTTCTTCTCTATACTTTATAAGCTTTTGAGGTATTTTGATTCTAGGACTCTTCTTTTCTTTATACCATACATACAGATAAGTGTCATACCATTTAATTTTCATGGTACTACCAACTGATATTTTCACTTCCCATGTATCAGCTAATTCTTTATCTTCTTCAGGCTCTTCTTCGTCCTCTCCTTCTTCAGGTTCACCCTCTTCAGGTTCGCCTTCTGTAGGTTCTTCCTCTTCATCTTCTTCTGCTTCATCAAGAGGAATTCCAGCAAGATCGAGCATTTCTTCCATTAGCTCTTTATACTCTTTAGCCATAAATTATTCCTCCTTCTCAGCTGCTTTCTTCTCTTTAGCGGTTTCATATACAGAGCTTAAGAAATCTAAAATCTCTTTAAGTTTGCCTTCTTTCATAGAACCTACTTTAGCATCTTCTAAAGCTTGAATAAATGAATCTACGTATTTCATCTCGAGAGTCTTCTCTTTGAGATTTTCTTTCATTTTATTAAGTACTTTAATTATTTTGTTGATTGAATCTTCATCTATAGTAGTTTCTTTTTCTTTCTTATCAGCTTCTTTCTTATCAGCTTCTTTTTCTTTAGGCTTTTCTTCTGGCTCTTCTTCGACTTCAAAATCGAATTCTCCTCCACCAGCATCTCCTTCACCTTCAGCTTCTACTATCATATTTCTAGATAAATAATCTTTTCTAGCTTCTTGGATTTTAGGAAGATTGTAATACTCACTGAATAATGTTGTTAGTTTATCAGAAACTTTCGATTCACCAATCATTAAAGTAGTTTTAAGTACTAAGTCTTCTAATTCGTCTTCTTTTAAAATCAAGACTTCTCTGTGATTGTCTATGAAATTTTCTATAGTATCTTCAGCTTCTCCTTCGTTTAAAGATTCTACCATTTCTTTGAAATCTTCTTTAAATGATTCTGATGTCCATAAGTTTTTAACTTTTTGTTTAACATTCTTACTGTTAACAGTCTTCTTTTTCTTTTCAGAAAGACTAATAACTCTATCGGAATCTTCTTCGAAAAGAGCAACTGATAGTGGACTTTGAAAATCAATACTTGAAACAGTATTTTGAATAGGTGAGTTTTCTTTAATTAAAGAATTCAAAGTAGATATCTTTTGATCTTCTACTACTTCTGAAATATCATCTTGTACTGACTTTCTTGCTTCTCTTAGTTCTTTAAGAGCTTTAATTTTAGGACTTGATTCTACAATAGATTTCTTCTCTAAAGAAGTCTTATTTAATAACCTTTTATAAGGTTCGTTTGAGAACTTTAATTTAAAAGATTCTACTATATCTTTCACTCTTATTTCAGCATCGTTGTTAATGTCAAAATATTCTTCAGCTAGTTCTTCAAACTTTTTATCATTGTCTGCTTGAATATCAACTTTTTCCCAATTAGATAGATTTAATGCTCTGTCTGATACATTGTAATCAGCAACATAAAATTGCTCATTAGCTTCATCTAAAACAAAGATTTTATCATCAAAAACTAAGGATGCAGCTGCATTCTCTGATTCTGCTAATTTCTCTTTTATTATGTTAACCATTTTCTCATTACTGAGATTAGTCAATTGTGCTACTTGACTATATTTTAATTCCATGGAATTCCTCCCATTTTAATCTTTCAAGACTTTATTTTTTTTGCGTCTCCGGATGAGACCTTTTAATTCGCCTTCTTTAAAAAGCATATGGAAACTATTTTCATATAGCTTACGCTTTTTACTTTTAAAATTATCTTTAGTTATCTGCGCATTTTCTCTGTATTCTTTCACAAATTTTATCAACGATCGTATGTCGTCTTCATTTTCTACTAAAAACTCTTTACCAGCAACATTTAATATCTTACTAGCTACTTCCATCGGAGCTCCCCCCTCTCCACCTGCAGCAGCAGCTTCTTCGCCTCCACCAACTTCAGGAGTTTCTCCTCCTCCAGCAGCAGCTTCTTCACCACCGCCACCTACTTCTGGAGCAGCAGGAGTTTCTCCACCACCAGCTACACCAGCTTCAGTTGGCTGAGCTTGTTGTTGCATCATCTCTAAACGTTTAGCATCTTCTTGCTTTTCTATCATTTCTGCTTGTTGCATTATCTTTAAATTAGATATTTCTTGATCATTAAAATTGTTTATATGCTTATATAACCATTCCCTAGGGAAATAAGGCTTGCCATTATCATCAACTAATTGCAATGCTGTCTGTATTACGTTTAATTTTTGCGTCATGGCTTCTAACTCTTGCATCTCATAAATCTTAGATGGCGGAGTTAATTTTATTTGAAAATTATACATATCTTCTAAAGAGAATCTCTTAAATGCTAATTCCACTATTGCTAATTTCTCTAGACCTTTTATAACCATTTTCTGTATTCTTTCTATAGTTTTAGCAAATCTTACATCCATTGCTGATAATGAAGTCTTAGCAACGTCTCCTGTCATCTCTCCAGTTAAATACGACATCGGTATTCTCATCGTCCTAAGGATCTTCTCTTTAAAGTACCTAACATCATCTATCTCACCTAATTGTTGCCCTCCTGGCAAATTATCAATAGATACTCCAGTGCCATCCGGTCTCGTTGGTACAAAGAAATCATCGTTTATACTGTTTTTAATAACGATTCCCGATGAAGTAAAATTATGGTATTTTGCTACTGTGATACAACCGGTGTCTTCTTTTTGGTCGAGCCAAACCACTTTATCAACCTTGTGGTTCAAGATGTTCTCTTCTAACAGTCTATTTCTCACCATTGTATAACTAGCTTCAAAGCAATCTGCTATTTCTTGTATTGATTTGTCTGCTCTAAGTTTTAGTAAATCCTCTCGTGGCATTAGTGTTTCTTTTATGAATCTTGAAATAGAATCACAACCTAAATGTTTTTTAAGAGTCGGCCATGATACATTTAATATTTTTTGAAGGTCTACTGAATTTTTTATTTTATTCTTCTTTATTATCTCTTTTACTTTTCTAGGTGTTATATAATCTTTTTTCAAATAATTAAATCTATTTTTATTTGGTAGCATATATTTTTTGCAAAACTCTTTTTTAGTAAGGCCATGCAATTTTATTCTAGAATTTATTACCCTAATAGAGCAACCAAAATGATCACAAATATCGTCAAAAGACCTTGCATTACTCCTAGACCATTCTGCTATTTCATTAAAGGTTATATTCTTCCACCTTCCATTATTTGACCCTAATAGCTTAGAATAATCTTTAGTGGAATTATTGTGGATTTTACAGTGTTCATCTCTTGTGCATTCTAACAAATTATCTGGTCTATTATTCTTTTTGTTATAATCTATATGATGCACTACATTTTCTTTTGGTATATCTACAAAGATTGATTCAGCTACAACTCTATGGACGTATCTATATCTATTTTCTTTCGGGTTATACACTAAATGATATCCATCACTTTTGTTACCCAATTTTTTATTAGATTCTTTAGTATAATGAGGCATTAAGGAATCACCTTTCTCTAGATACTGAGCTTCTTTATATTCACCATTGCGTAATAAAAATTTATGATCTGGTGTACATCTAATAGATTTTCCATTATCAATATATACTTCTACTAGTTGAGCATCCTTTCTAGTCGGTCCAGCCCATTCGATTTTGCCAGGAACTATTTTATTGCCATTTTCTCTATCGATAGAATAAGTCCAATTTTCTTTTCCTTCGTTATATTCTTTTATTAGAGTAGAAAGTGTTTCTGTTCTTCCATCTAATAAGTCGATAGGAGTATCAAATGCTAGACAGAGTGGGTTTGCTTTGTAATTAATCTCCCCAGACGTCGGATCGACCCATGGCGTTTTCCTATACTTCTGCTTGAAGTCCTCGACTCGGTTCATAGCATCTCTGTAGGGAAGGTTACCGACTGGGATTCTGAATATTCTACGTTCTGGTGCTCTAGCTATTCTATAGATCAACATTGCGTCTTCGATTAGTTTCATTTGTTTAAAAGCTAATCTTCCCGATTCCAAGACACTTTTACCATATGGTTCGAATTCTTTATCATCTAATTTGAAATGAATTATTTGCCATGGGTTTAATACATATTCTTCGCCTTGACCGCTTGTAGTGTAACTAACTCCAGTATCTTCTGGTGCTATTCTAACCAAGAAAGAAATTAAATTACCGTCTTGTTCTTGTCTAGCCACATATTGAGGTGGTAACCAGCGAATATATTTAATTTTTCTCGGATTTTTATAACTGTCTGGTATGACTTCGTAAAAAGCTTCTCCATATTTGCAAGTGTTATAAACAATGTGCCACAAGTTAGCATTCATATCTAGAGAATGAAACCACATATCTTCTAAAGTTTCAGTTACATCTTGATTCTCAGCTTCAGTAGTAACAACATGATCGTACTCGTTATATAATGAGCTGTCATCTGCATAAAGCTCTAAGCCAGCATTCAATTCAGGTATATAACACATCTGTTCGTATTCTCTGTATCTTTGGATACGAGCTTGG